CGGCCGGCCGAGAACGGGGCGCACCCCGGCGGCGCGGCCGAGATGAAGGTGGACGTGGCGCACATGACCGCCAAGCAGCGGGCCGAGCTGGCAAAGCGGGCACGGCGCGGAGAGCGCATCGTGCTGTGAGAGATTTCCCACGCAGAGGGCGTGAGAAGATAAAAAACCTTGAAGGAGGACAAACAGATGAGCAAAAAGAGACTGGATCTGCAGATGTTTGCGGATGCAAGCGCACAGCTGCAGAATACCACCGCATCCAGCGGCATGACCGCCGAGATGAAGACCTACTACGAAAAGACCCTGCTGGATCTGGCAGAGCCTGCGCTGGTGCATGACCAGTTCGGCGACAGCTACCCGATCCCGGCGAACAACGGCAAGACCATTGAGTTCCGCCGGTACGACAGCCTGCCGAAGGCCACCACCCCGCTGACCGAAGGCGTGACCCCGACCGGCCAGACCCTGAACGTGACCACCATCACCGCCGAGGTGCACCAGTACGGCGGCTGGGTGGCCCTGACCGACATGCTGGACCTGACCGCCATTGACAACAACGTGGTGCAGGCCACCAACATTCTGGCCAGCCAGGGCGGCCGCACCATGGACACCGTGGTGCGCGACATCCTGAACGGCGGCACGAACGTGATTTACGCGCCCAAGGTGGCGGACGGTGTGGAGACTGCCGTGACCAGCCGCGCAACGCTGGACGCCACCGCACAGCTGACCGTGGACCTGATCGACCAGGCGGTGGCCATGCTGCAGGCCCAGAACGCAGACCCCATCGGTGACAGCTATGTGGCCATCGTGCACCCGTACACCAGCTATGACATCCGCAAGGACCCGAACTGGATCGAGGCGCACAAGTACGCGGCCCCGGAAGAGATCTTCAACGGCGAGATCGGCAAGATCAACAACGTGCGCTTTGTGGTGTCGAGCGAAGCAAAGATCTGGAAGGGCACCGGCTGCCCGTCGGGTCTGGCGGTGTTCAGCACCCTGGTGCTGGGTGCCCACGCCTACGCCACCACCGAGCTGGAGGGCGGCGGCATGCAGCACATCGTGAAGCAGCTGGGCTACGGTGATGACCCGCTGAACCAGCGCGCGTCCGTGGGCTGGAAGGCCGTGAAGACCGCCGAGCGCCTGAGCGAGCAGTACATGGTGCGCATTGAGAGCTGCAGCGCACGCTACAGCGCCAAGGCACTGGCAAACTAAGAAAATCAAGGAGGTACGACGATGGCAGTAAAAAAGACTGAGACGGCCGTGCAGGACACCGAGGCCGCAAAGAAGGACACGATGGACACCCAGGAGAAGGACACCGAGGTGATCCACCTGTTTAAAGACAGCCAGCGCTATAAGGCACCTGTGTTTGTGGGCGTGAACGGCGAGACCTACCTGATCCAGCGCGGCGTGGACGTGGAGGTGCCGAAGGCGGTGGCCGAGGTGCTGCGCCACAGCGAAGAGATGGACAACGCGGCCATGGCCCGCATTGCCGAAGCAGAGGCGGCAGCCGTACAGCAGGCACAGCGCGTGTAACAAAAGAGACAGAGGACCCCGGTACAGCGGCACATGGCTGTGCCGGGGCCTTTTGATTTGGAAGGAGAAGATGACGAGATGACGGCGGGACAGGCCATGGAGCAGGCCGACGAGATGCGGCCGAACAATGAATTTTCGGACAGTCTGAAACAGAACTGGCTGCGGCAGTGCGACAGCCGCCTGCGCGGGAGCGTGGTGGAGCGCAGCGAGACGGTGGACTTTGACGACGTGGGCGCGGACACGGCATGGGCCGAAGGCCTTGCCTACGACACCGAGCTGCTGGCCCCGGAGCAGTTTGCACCCCTGTATGTGCATTGGCTGTGTGCGCAGATGGACCTTGCCCTGGGCGAGGTGGCACGGGCGGCCAACGAGATGCAGCTGTACAGCGACTATGTGCAGGAGTTTGCCGCATGGATGCGCAGGCGCTATGCCCCGGCGGGCGGTGTGCAGTGGAGGTACTGAGATGACGGACGGGCGAAACCTGAACATCTTGCAGAGCGGGCGGCAGATGCTGCGGGCCTTTGGCGGGGTGAACGAGACCTACGGGTGCAGCGAGGCGGAGCTGAGCAGCAGCCTGAATTTTTCCGGCCGGGGGTACCCGGCTTTGCAGACGCGGGCGACCCGCAAAAAAGTGCGGGAGGTACAGGACGTGAACGGCATGTACCACCTGAACGGGCTGGTGATCTGCCGGGGAACCACGCTGGAGTACACCCCGGACGCCGACGAGAGCCGGGCTGGGGCGGTGGTGCTGGAAAACGCGCTGACCGACAACGAGAAGGCCATGACCGGCATGGGCACGAAGGTGCTGATCTGGCCGGACAAGAAGGCCTTTGACACGGTGAGCGGGGAGCTGACGGACCTTGCGGCGGCGTGGACGCTGAGCGGAGGGACCATGACCGTGACCCCCTGCGACGGCGAGGGCCGGACCTACACGCCGGACGGCGTGGGCACGACCGAGCCGGAGAGCCCGGCAGACGGGCAGCTGTTTTTGAAGGGGGACGCCGAGAGCCCTTACGGCGCGGGCAGCGTACTGCTGAAGTACAGCGCGAAGAACAAGAAGTGGAGCGAGATCCTGCTGACGAGCCTGCGGCTGCACTGCCCGGGCCTTGGCAGCGTGCTGAAGGAAGGCGACACCGTGACGGTGAGCGGGATGCCGGGCACCGTATGCAGTGCGGCGGCGGCCGGGCTGAACGGAGAGGTGAGCATCAGCACGCTGGACGGGGACGACGTGATCACGACGCTGGCCGTGCCGGAGGACAGCACCCGGTACTATGGCAGCTGGACCGTGACGGCCACCGGCACCAGCTGGCGAAGCGCCGACGGCAAGGTGACCGAGAACGAAGCGGCCGCAGCGCCGGTGAAGCTGGAACGGCGGGTGCCGGATCTGGACTTTGTGACCGAGCAGGGCAACCGGGTGTGGGGATGCAGCCGGGAGGAAAACAGCATTTATGCCTGTGCCCTGGGCGACCCCACCAACTGGTACAGCTACCGGGGCATTGCGTCGGACAGCTACGCGGTGAGCGTGGGCAGCGACGGCGCGTTTACCGGGGCGGCCAGCTGCCTGGGGTACCTGCTGTTTTTTAAGGAAAACTGCATCCACAAGCTGTACGGCTCGAAGCCAAGCGACTACCAGATGAGCAGTGTGCGGTGCCGGGGCGTGGCGGCAAATGCGGCAAAGAGCCTGTGCGTGATCGCGGAGACACTGTATTATCTGTCGCCGGACGGGGTGATGGCGTGGAGCGGAAGCCTGCCTGCCAAGGTGAGCGGCGCGCTGGACACCGGGAAGCTGACGGCGGTGGACCGGGCCGTGGGCGGGCAGCTGGATGCGCGGTACTACCTGTACCTGCACCGAAAAACGGACACGGGCAGCGGGCGGCTGCTGGTGTACGACACCGAGCGGGGCCTGTGGCAGGAGGAGAGCGCGGCGGGCACCGGGATGGTGAGCACCGGCCAGCAGCTGTACCTGTGGGACGGCAATGCCCTGTGGGCGGCCGACCCGGAGCGGGAAGTGAGCGGCGAGGACGAGACGGGGCTGAAATTTGAGGCCGTGACCGGAGACATCGGCCTTGCCGTGCCGGACGACAAGTACATCAGCCGGGTCACGCTGCGCATGGATGCCCTGGCCCACACGGTGCTGACCGTGGCGGTGAGCTACGACGGCGGGGACTGGGAGACGGTGAGCAGCTGTGCGGTGACGAGGGACCACCAGCGGGTGAACCTGCCCTTTGTGCCCCGGCGGCACGACACCATGCGGCTGAGATTTGCAGGCACCGGACAGATGGTGCTGCGGAGCATGGCCTTTACGTTTGCGGATGCAGCAGGGGCAAGGGTGAGCGGCGCGGTGCCGAGACGATGAAAGGAGAAGACAATGGCGAGCATTGCGGGACTGGCGGGCATCGGCCTGCCGAGATTCAGCGACCAGATGCCGGAGGCGGACGCGCAGGCGCTGACGAACTACCTGTACCAGCTGAACGAGCAGCTGACCTATGTGCTGACCAACCTTAGCAGCGAGAACATGAGCGAGGATTATCTGAGCGGAAAGGAGAGCTGAAGATGAGCAGACTGAGCAACGCGCGGAGCGAGCTGGAGCGCTTTGAACAGACGAAACCGGCCGACTACCAGAGCAAGTACCAGGGCCAGATCGACAACGTGATGGGCAAGCTGGATGATCTGGGCGGTTACGACTATGACCCGGCGGCCGATACGGCATACCAGCAGTACAAGAGCGAGTACACCCAGAAGGCAAAGCTGGCGAACCAGAACGCGCAGGCCAGTGCCAGCGCACTGACCGGCGGGTACGGCTCCAGCTACGGCACCCAAGCGGGCCAGAAGGCCTATGCGGCGACCATGAGCGACCTGGACACGATGCTGGACAGCCTGACGAGCCAGAGCCGCAGCGAGTACAACACGAAAAAGAGCGGGCTGCAGCAGGAGCTGAACGGCCTGCAGGAGGCCGAGCAGAATGACTACAACAAGTACCAGAAAGACCTGTCGAACTGGTACAACGACCTGAGCTACAGGCAGAACGAGTACAACAACGCCTATGCACAGCGGCAGCAGAACGTGAGCAGCACCCTGAACGGGCTGTTCAGCGTGCTGGGCATTGCGGCGCAGATCCTGCCGTTTTTCTTTATCTGAGAATGGAGGTAGAGCATGGGGACCATCAAGAGACTGAACGACCAGCAGAAACAGCAGGCACAGGCGGAAGCGGCCATGCCGGGGGCGTATGAGAACCGCTACGACGAAGGGATCCAGAACGCGCTGGCGGGCATGGACAGTGCCAACAGCGCAGGACTGGGCTTTGACAGCCAGAATGGCACCTACCGGGGTGCACTGAG